CTTGTATACCTCTTTCATTATATACAAAATATTCTACCGTTTCATCTGCTATATTAATGTTAGTTGGAGAAACCATACCTTCTGGTCTTCTCTTTCTAACTTCTCTAATTTTTTTAACTTTTCTTGGATCTAGGTATTTTAATTCTACAATACCATTTTTTGTATTTTCTGAATCTATAACCTTTTGGAAAAATATTCTTCCATCAACATACCATCTTCTAAAAAGATCGTGTCCTCTAGTATTAAATTGTAATAGTCTTAATACTTCAGCAAATTCTGATTCAATTTTTGCTCTAATTTTTGATGAGTATTGACTTAAATTTTCTGTAACTACTTTAACTGATTGTCTATTTTCATTTGAAGTTATTGCCTCATTAACAATATCCTCAATTGCCATATCACACTCTGGATGTAAAGCAATCTCTCTATATCTTCTAATTAAATCCTGCTCAGTTTTAGCAGTACCTTCCATATCAAGGTAACTACCAAAGAAACCACCAGCGGCAACTACCTGTGTGCCGTCTTCCGCTTGAGGTTGACTGAATTGTTGTTTTGGATCTGTTTGTGGTTTAACTCGTGTAATATTAAAACCGAATAACTCTGCCATAATTAATTCCTTTATTTTCTCCTAACTACTTATATTAGTTTTAAAAGGGCGCTTTTGACGGCGCCCTTTAAATTTATCTACTATGTAGTAGTGTTTGTTTCAAAATATTGATATTGAAAAGTTACTCCAAATGTTTCTACTTCGTCATTTGTTCCGTAATTCAAATCAATAGCCGCTACTTCCGTAGGAAAAGCGCCTCTTAAAGTATAAGATTTTAATGTATTACCATTTCTATCCAACTGGTCTACAAATGCGTCAACTTGATAGTCAACTGGATTTGATAAACCCTCATTGTCCGACATATTATTGATACCGTTTTGCCATCTCTCAAAAGCGTTTCTTAACTTAAAGTTTGTATCGTTAAGAACGGTGATACCCCAATCTCCGAAGGTTCTATCACCCGCTATTTTGATTTGTCTGCCCCTAAAAGGAACATTAACATTACCAACACTCATTGCAGGAATCTGAGCTGCTGTACATAGAAAAGCTAAGTCTTCTATTTCTCCACCAACTTGTGCGTAACCAGGAAAAGGCATTGTTACCTTAAACTGATTGGCTCTTGCGCCACCACCAGCAAGTTTAGCTTTGAAGTCATTTATGTTTGCCATTTTATTATTTCTCCTCTTCTAAAATTACCCAGCGACTTCTTCAAAAGAAACGCCAGTTCTGGTTGCGACAAAAGATAATGTGATAAAGTTGATACTTCTTGCAGGTTTCACAAAAATTTCTGCAACAAATTCATTTCTATCAATTACTTCGCCAGTGTTATTAGTTTCATCACATACTACTAAAAAGTCTGTGATACCTCGTCTGCCTTGTACTTCTCTTAGGAAAGGTTCTACAATGTTTCTAAAGTTCGCTCTTGTAAATTCGTCATTAAATTCAAAGAGTTGGAATTTAGAAGCAGTTGCTACTGCCTTTTCTAAAGTGATGAACAATCGTCTAACATTGATTCTATCAAATGCACTTGGAGATCCTAGTCCAGTTTTATCTCCAAACAAGATTGTTCCTTGTCCTGAGAAAGTTGAAACTGGATTTACTCTAGCTGTGTAGAGATCATCTCTTTGTGTTTTTGTAGGATTGTATGCTAATTTAGCAGCGCCTCTAATTATACCTCGGTTTAAACCTGCAGGTGAGAACCAAGAGTCCGCTAATATGTCTGTTCTAGCAGCCAATCCAGCAATGTCTCCGTTTAATGGTACAAATCTGTACACATCACTATATCTGTCATATGCGTATTTGTAACCACTATCAAATACAACATAACTTGATGATCTGATTCCATTAAAGAAATCAACAACATTACTTGTTTGTGTATTTGAGTTAGAAATATTAACAACATCACTTCTTTGCGGTGAAGCAAATACTACACAATCTTTTCTGTTTTCAGCGATTGTGATTAAGTTATCAATATGACTAGCAGAACCACTAGGTCCAGCAATTATTAGTCCTACATCTACCGTGTCAGCGTCATTAAAAAGTTCATAACCACTTTTTAAATTGCCGTCAGTAGAAGCAGTGCCGTCTAATCCACCAGATAATGATTCACTTGTTGGAACATCTACATCTGTAAATGCTGTTCCAGCAGCTGCATTACCCCAATTGGTTCCAGATGAATTGTGATCCATAAAGAATATGTAATTAGATTTATTACTAATTACGGTTTGGTAGTAATTAACATCTCCTTGTGGAGATTTTGCGTCAGAAGCTTTAGAAAGTTTAGAATAAGATTCTAAAATCGTTCCTGGTACTCCTGAAACTCCTCCGTCTTCGTCTATAACAACCACGTGTATTTCATCGCCAGAACCTGATCTTGTACTTGCATAAGTAGAAGTTCCTGGAGCGCCATCAACTTGATCTGCGTATCTCCATTTTCTTTTGATTCTTGCGTTATCTACAACAGCAGTTATTAAACCACCTTCGCCTCTAGGATGTTGTACAATAGTTACTGCCGTTGCAGTAAGACCAGTTATTCTGTATTTTTCACCAGTAGTGAAATCTACACCAGAAGCAGTTGAAGAAAACTCAATAATGTCTCCAATATTAAGATAACTTGTTGCGTCTGAGTCAACCGTTATTGATGTGTCACCAACAGCGGCAGAGCCGTCTGTTTGCTGAGCAGTTGTTGTTGTTTGTTCAAATGCGTTTGCACTTGGACAAGTTGCTACTAAAAGACTATTTCCCCAGGCACCTGCTGATCTAGCAGCAAAAGTGTTACCTGCTCCTGCAAAGGAAGCGGAATTATCTTCGTAGTTTTGTTTGTTTTTAACAAGTACGCCTGTACCACTAGTGGTAGAGTTTACTTGATTTTCTTGGTTAGCTCGTACTACTCTTAATGAATTAGAATATTGTAAAAAGTTAGCAGCGCTGAAAAAATACTCAAAGTTATTTGAATCAGGTTTACCAAATGTATCTACAAGTTCTTGTTCACTAGAAATTGAAACAACTTCCTCTAAAGGACCTTTGCTGAATTGTCCAGCAAATGCACCAATTGAAGTTGAAACTGCAGGAATGATTCTTGTTAAATCTCTTTCCTGTACGAGAACACCAGGTGATACTTGAAATGCCATAAGTTATTCTCCTCTAATTAGCTAATTTAGTTGTCATTTTATTCAAAACTCGTATTATTCATACGCCCATAGTTAAATTTCATTCTTACTGATATTTATAATACATCAAAACCTAGTGGTTTTTTCGCACCACAGGTATCCATCTATCTCCATATTCATCTATTGTTTCTTGGTCTTGTTCATTTATACCGTCATCTACAAAACCAAATGGTGCCATATCTTGTTCTATTAGATTTTGTTGTTCAGCATACATCTGCATACGAGCATTTTGATCTGTCAATTCTTTGAAATAACCTTGATTAGACAACCAACCGAAGATAACTAAGCACATCATTAAATCATCATTGCTACCGTCCTCAGCCTGCCAGGATTGACCTTTCTTGGCAAAAGTTGACATCTCCTCTATAATTTTGAAAGAGTTAACTACCAACTTGTCTCCTTCAACAAGTGTCTTTATGTTAGCACAACCGACTTTCTTTGTTGCTTTTGTCATACGCATACCTAGAGAAGAACCACGACCACTATACATAGCACCTAATATTTGACCAGCACGACCTTTTTGAGTACACATTAATACATTAGGATATTCTATCTCATATTGTAGTGCTTCTGCTATCTGTTGTCCTATATCATTAACCTCGGTTAATATATGTGCATTGTTATATCTCTTTGCTATTTCAGATATTATATTAGGAAATATAAAAGGTTTTACTTCATTGTTTTTATAAATTGCAACAACTTTAAATGGCATTTTAGTTACATCAAACACTATAAATGCTGAGTAATCTTTTTCTACACCTCTTGCGACATCAACGGTAACCACATATGTACGACCTTTAACAGGTTCCTCAAATTGATCTACACTTCCTTTTGATATTTTAGGTGGTTCATAAGTTAATGTTTTAATTTTTGATGGTGAAATAAGAGTGTTAACAGAACCTAAAAACTCACATTC